GCTTTGCGATGTGTAGTTCGTATTGATTCCACCCTCGCGCTTCGGCCGCATAGGAATCACTCGTCCGTGCGGATGCTCCATCACGGCTCCACAATTACGGCATTCGGGCGGCGGGAACGGGCCGACGATGTGAAGCACCGTGTACTGCTCGACCGGCCCGCCGCAGATCGAGCACTCTCCGATAACGTGCTTGTCACTCATGCTTGAACGCCCCTTCCTGACTTTTCTTCTTGAGGTAGTGCCGCCGCATGATAGATCGCGTTCAAGTCCTGCTTGTACAGGTCGCGCTCGCCTCGCACGCGCAGAACCTCCTCCTTCAACGCGGCGGTCTCTGCGGCACACGCATCCAGTTCCGCCTCGATGGCTAGACGAATGCGATCCAGGTGGTCCAGAAGCACGTCGTCCCGATCTGGATAATAGGCTTGATCGCCCATGAAATCCTCGCGGCCGAGCGCATACGCTTCTGCCAATGCAATCGCATCGCGTGCTGTCATGGCGTGGGGGCCTCCAGGGCCATGAGTGCGTAGCGGCCTATGTGCTCGGCGTACGCGGGGGGGATGGCTTCGCGTGCCTCATGGACCGTCATCCAGTCGCATTTCATGCCATCGCGGTATTGTGCCTCTGTTTGTTTGCTTCCGTGATCGTGAGAAAGGTCTGTTCGTCTATGGAAGCATGGGTGGCCAAGAAGCGGCATCTCGAACGATGTCTCGAAATAACGATGCCGTCTCACCGGAAGGCCGACCATCGAGCCACAGATCATTGATGGGTTACGTAACAGGCGTCTCGCCTCTTGGACATTTTCGATTACGTAGTGTGAACCGTGCAACATGGCTTGAACCGCTCCGATCAGGTCTGGATGAGATGATCGGTCACCGGTCCACGCGGTAGCGCGACTGTACGCTTGGCACGGCGGGCTCGCCCAAATCAGATCGAAGTCCTCCAGCCTCACCGGGGGCTTCAAGGCATCGCCCTGGATGAACCGGAACGGATACCTTGGCTGCCGCTTGATGTCGATGCCCGTCACGTCAAACCCTGCACAGTAGAGGCCCATCGCCGCACCGCCAGCGCCGCAGAACAAGTCCAACGCACGCGGCCTCATGGGCGCTTCCTCCGCATCGCAGCTGTCGCCCTGTTGTTGCGCCACACCTGCCAAGAGATGACGCCACCCTCTATCTTGAACTTGATCGTATGGACTAGGCCGCAATCGCAACACGCCATCTTGTAGATTGTCCCGGACCGACCAATCTTGACAACCTCGCCAGCCTTGCGTGTTTTGTAGGCAGTCACGGACGCATCCTGCCGCCACACTTCGCACACGTGTAGATTGAAGTGCTCGATTGCGGTTGAGCGCACTGGCATGGATATGCGGCCCATCTCACATTGTCAGCCGGTGGGGCCGTCGCGGTCATCTTTGCGTGCGCGGCCAGCGAAAGGAAGGCATCCCGAATATCCTCGATCGACTTCTCGGCCTTGTGCCTCGCGCAGACGTGAACGTCCACCGTTAGATCGTGCGGCATGAACACCTTTACAGTATCCTCCGCAGCCGATCCGCTGACCCCCAAGTACGTGCAATACAGGCACTGACCTTCCATCACTCCTCCTCCACGATCAGCCGCACGGTGCGGGTTTCGCCGGGCTTGAGGCGCAGACCCGCGCGGTGCAGCATGTCGTAGTCGTAGATCACACCAGGCCGCTTTGCGTATCGCATCCGACAATCGTTCCCCGAGATCGTCAACTCGCGGCAAACCTTCACGCGCACCCCGCGCTTCTTCTTGGGCGGGCGGGTCATTCGTGGATCTCCTTCGCTAGCTTCTGGCGTACTTCCTCGGCGATGGCTTCGGCGTCGAACATTGTGGTGGCCTCAACCTTTGTGCTCAGGGTGCCCCCACGCTTCACGGCGATCCTTGGTCTGTTTTCTCGCGTCACTCGCTCCGCGTCAATGCCAGCCTCTTTCAGGCGTGCTATTTCTCTGTCGATTCTATCGGGCGCGGGCTCCTCTGGCGTCGGAGGTCCAAGTTCTTCCGCCTTTGGGGCCGCGCCTTGAGCCGCCTTGCGGGGCGGGTCCATATACGGCACCACCTTAATCCATTCTCTGCGGTGCTTCGATACCATCGCCGCCGCTTGCTGCACGGTGAATCCTTCGTGGGCTACGGCTTCCTCGATGGCTTCGTGCGCCCATTTGCATTGTCGGTACCGCCGTCCCAGATGCTTCTCCTGCGTTGACTGATACACGCCGCAGTCGGATTGGCACTCGGGGCATTTCTCTGGCCTAGCTATGCTGTCCTTGGTCATCTGTGCGTGCGCTATGGAGGCTTCGAGCAGTGGTGTTAGGTCGTCGCTGATAACCTCTGCGTCTGTGGGTACGCTGGTAGGACGGTCCTGCGCCATTTCGTCCGATGTGTATAGGCCGCTTAGTTCCTGGGGGAACGCCTTGCGTAGTGCCAGGGCCTCGGCGCATTTAGCTAGCATCACCTCGGGCATCTTAGGCCAGAGCCCCATGGGTACGCCGTCCTTGTTTCGTTGGCAGTAAGAGTCCCACTTGGCGACACCCCATGCCGGAGCAACGAAGCCTTTCCGCCAGACTCCGATTCTTGCCGCTGCCGGGGGCTTGGACGACAGCCACACATTGAGCCATAGGCCATCTTCGCCGCACCATTCGGGGCCTACCTGACCCGCATACTCTGCGCTGCGTTGGGCGACAAGTCGGAAGCCGTCGATTGAGGTCTGGACGGCCATAACCTCGCGCTTCTCGCGGCTATCCCACCGCTTGATGGCGTAGATTTGCCTGGCGAAGGGGTCAAGGCCGGTACGCGAGCACTGGTGTAGGAACAGGGCTAACTCATCGTCGGTCGCCCCTCGCGCTATGGTGCGCTTGATGAGGTCTTTTTGGTCCGGGCTGAATACGTGGCCAGGACGGAATACTAAGGCGTCAGACATTGGGATTCCTCAAGAGCCTTCGCAGTCTCCGGTTCTAGGGGCAGCAGGAGCCCGTTAAACAAACGATAGACGTAGACGGCTCCGCAGTCGGCGCAGCGGCGTTTTAGGGCACTGGGGCCTTCCCTGGCGGTCCTACGGCTATTGCAGCGGCATGCGGGACCGTAATACTTCTCGTCGTTCACTTGGCCTCCCGTTCTTTCTTTTGCCGTTCGCATGCCTGGGCGAACCGTTCCGCAGCGTCGGCCTCTGCGATTGGCTCGCGGGCCTCGTCCTCCTTGAAGGCGCAGTCCTTACACAGTTCATTGTGGCCGGAAAGCATCACGAAGCCGCTGGTATCGGCTCCACATCGGGTGCATTGAAACGGATTCTCATTCGGTTCCATCTGTCGGTCCCTCTCCCGCTGAATCGATGTCCATGGGTTCGTCCAGGATGGGGTCGTTGTTGAGCACGTTCAGAAGGTTCTGGAGGTGCCCAGGCAATTCAGACGGCGCATAGACTATGTCTGAGATAAGTTCGGCTCTCAGAGGCTCCTGGGCGCACTCTAGGGCGCGTCTAGCATCGTACATGGCCTGGTTCGCCAGCCCGTAGTTGAGGATGGCCCGTTCTAGGCTACGGATCGCGTGCATGTGCCATTCTCGGGGGGTCATTTGGGCCACTCTCCACGCTCCGCCTGTTGCGCCATAAGTTGCAAGCATCCGGCGAATCTAAGGCGCTCCATGGTATCGAGTGGTGCTCCTATCGTTATTCGCTTGAGCATCTTAATAACGAAATCCACCTGATCTACTGTCGGATCTTTGCGCTCTTTCATCAGCGCCTCGCCAGCAATTTAAGCACGTCCGCGACGTACTGAGCGCGTTCCTGGGCGAACTTATCGTCGCCGTAGTCCACCGCTTGCATGGCTTCCTGTAGCGCGTAGGCACAGGAGAGGCGCATGTCCTCGACGCTCATGTCTTTCATGGCGATGGCTTCGCGCAGGGTTTCTAGTTGTGCGGTTGTCATTTTGTGGCCTCCCGTGCACGATCAGCGTCACGGTTAACGATATCTCGTAGAGCCCGTTCGGCAGTCTCCGCCACCTGAGCGTCCCTAGAAAGGCGATAGACGCCCTCAACCGAGTCTAGGTAGCGGGATAAAATCCCCTGGGCTTCGTACAGGATTCCAGCCTCGGCATCAGTGAAGATCGCCTTCACAGGGAACCTCCATCAAAGTAGCCTTGTGGGTTACTGCAATCGTCCGCCGAATAGCAGGGGACCGCCTCAGACTCCGGCTCCCACACAGCGGCCAGCAACAGCAGGGCTAGGAGAAGCCAGCGGATGAGTCTCACGGCTTCAACCCCTGCCGCGCGTCGTGGCCTAGACATTGATCGCAAGCGATGGCCGCTCTGCGCTTCGGCTTGCCGCAATCGCAATGGATGCCGGTCTCGTCACGTCCCCGCGCTTCGTGGAATGCGGCGCAAGGGGCGCACATGGGGATTCCGACGATTCCGGTCACATGATCCGAACCTGTCACGGTGACGCAGGCCGGATGCACGTTCCCAGAAGCATCCCGCACCGTCACGAGACGGTCGGCGCTCTTCCAGCACTGCGGAGCCTTGCCGTGGATCGCGCCAGCCCACTCGTGGCGAGGGGCTTCCTCTGAATAGAGCGCATCCTTGGCACAATCGTAGTCCCGACACTCGCACCGCGTTCCTGGCTTCATCTGTTCCATGATTGGACCTCCGTTGCTGCGGGTTACTTGGCGAACCTCCATTGGGCCGTCTTCATCCACTCCACGGAACCCGTGGCAGTCGCAATCCTCCACGGTACATGGGCCACCGGCCATCTCTACAGCCATTCCATGGTCCAGCCATTCATGGCCACAGAAACATAGGAAGTCTCCGGTGCCCTTCACTGTGAAACCCACCATGACTTCCCTTCACCATATGCGCCAGCCCACCACTTCAATTGAGACTTGCCACACGACAAGCAATGTCTGTAATCCCTGTCTGGAGGGGTGTGCGAATACTGCCATCGGTGGAGTTGTAGCCAGCACCTAATCCGCACTCGCCGTTCTCCAGTTCCATGCCATGTGGCCGTTCTCACGCAACCACCGGGCGCATTTGGAGCAAACCCGCACAGCATAAACGCGCTTCTTAGAGTCGGGAGACATGCCGTAAATCTCGATTGTCTCCGATGGCACGCGCTCACATCGCCACATCTCCGGGCCATCCCCAGGACCGTTGCAAGTCTCATCAGTCGCCATCTTGAACCTCCGTGTTAGTGCCTTACCTCTACCCTACACTGAGTATGATAGCGCAATCATCGGCGTGTGTCAAGGGATAGTTAGAAGAAAAGGAAAGAAAACTAGGAAGGCTGCTTCTTGTTACTCTGCTTCCCTTTACGGCGGGTAGTCCATCCCTTGTGCGCTGCCCTACGCATCAGTTCCTGTCGCTCTTCAGGACTAAGCTTGCCCCATCTAACCTTCGCCAACTCACTAGCAGCCGCTGAATTAATCCCCATCTGCGCTCCCAAGAGGCCTCGCTGTCCACTCGATCGGATACTTCCGACGCTGCCAAGTCCTTACCAGAGCCGTCAACAGAGTGCTAGGCACCGCATCGTGGCTAGCCGCCCAACTCTGCAACGACCGCCACTCCTCAGGCAACAACCTCAATGTCACGTAACATGGCTTCAGCCTACTATTAAGCGCCGCCCTCACACTCCGTGAATCAGCACTGTCCATGCTACCCTTCGGTACCTCAGTGACAGGGCCTAACCTATACTGAGCTTGTCTCACAGAGTCTCTCTTCATCCATACAGGGGACCGTGACTGGGACGCAGGGACCTTGACCGTATGTGTTCTGCAACTCTTCGCTAGCAGGGGCGTCACCCCCTCGGGGGGTATACCCTACTCCCTATGCTCTTGGAGTGGATTACCTACACGTACCTTAGCTTTTCGTTTCAGATGCTAGCGTTAGCTGAGCAGGGACCCGTAGTGGGAATCACGAGTCCCCGCCAAAGGGCGTTACTTCGCTCCCTTGACATGGAGGTTGCGCTACGAGTAGAGTGTGTGTCAAGGGGAGATTTGGTGGAGCAGGGCGCCTTCGGGTGCTTCGAAGAGAAAGGTAGTACATCGGCTCCCATCCAAGCCCCCCGCCCAGCCTCGACTCTTTTTAGCAGTTTGTTGTAGAATGTCAAGTGGAATCTTTGGGGGTGAGCCATGCTGAAGTACATTAGTTTGAGGTGGCCTGGTCGGTGTGCGTTGTGTGCTAGGAAGATGACTAAGGGGAGTCAGGCGATCTTTTTGTTCAAGGAGAGGAAGGTGGCCTGCCTTGATTGCGAAGGGTTGGTGAAGGAGCGGGAGGCTGCTAAGGTACCGGAGAAGCGGTTGTGGTCCGATCTGAATAGGGGGGTTGGTCCAGGCCCCGCCGTTAGGATCAAATGACTAAAGACACCGACGCCTTCCGAAAGAACCGGGTGCTTACCACCCTTGAGTCTCTGGCCGTACGCCTAGAGGTGGTGGTAGTGTACCTGGAGCGGAAGGCGGCCGTCCTAGAGGAAGCGCCGCCGTCAGAGGGCGACCCCATGTACACCCTTTCTGAGGCGGACAAGAAGCAGGAGGAGGCGTTGACGGAGCAGATGAATCAACGCTTCTGGGAGGCCGAGCAGCTAGCGGAGAGGGTGAACAGCGGGAAGGTCAGTCCCGAAGAGCACGAGGCCTACATGAATCGGTGGAAGAATGGACCTGGCTAAGCGCCCCGTGGATGTGGTCGAGTTCCAGCCAGAGGCCTTCGAGCGGTTGGCCACAGCGTTCGCATCGGGCCGCCTCAGGAACAGAGCGGAGGTAAAAGCGGTCGCCAAGGCCTTAGGGATGGCCGAGGACCAGGTAGAGAACTGGCGCGGCAATATCCGTATGGGCAAGCGGGTAGCAGAGATACTCAAGACCCACGCTGTCATGGCGGTCGCTGAGGCCCTACCGGCCCAGAAGGACAAGGCGGTCGAGGAAAGGGATACCCCAGCCTTCATGGCTTTGGCCAAGATCGGTGCCATGATCCAGGCTTCCGGAGTTCAGGTGAACGTCGCGGTAGACGCCCGGAGGCAGGGGGGGGACCCCGAGCATACGGTGGCCTTCATCAACACGTTCAGGGAGAGGCAGAAAGCGGGCCTTTTGAGGCGGCTGGCCGAGGCCGAGGTAGTCCAGGAATGCCCGAAAGACGATTCGCCTGCGTAGACTGTGCTGTCACCTACCGACCGTCAGATCCATCCATTCCCATCCACATCACTGGCACCGCGTCTGTCTGGACAGGCTACTGGTTCCCCGTGAAGAACCGCTGCGACCTGTGTAGTCTCGCCAGGGGGCTAAACGATTGGGCCGAATTCATGCTCTCTCAGAAGAAGACCTAAATCTCCTCTCTGAGTACGACTACAGGGCCAAAAACTTCCCCTGGACCATCTATCCCCTGACCGCAGTTCCCGCAATCCTCCCCTGGCACCAGTCCTCTGCGGACGTTCGGGTCCTGGCCGGGCCCAACCGAGGCGGGAAGACCACAGCGGGAGCCTTCGAGATCGCCTGCTATGCCACCGGCTTCAATCCCATCCGAAACGAGCACTACAAGACCCCGAACACTACCTGGGCCGTCTGCCTTTCGATCAAGGACCAGGGCCCGATCCTCATGCAGAAGCTCTCCGAGATGCTTCCCATGAAGGAAGACGGCACCCCAAACTGGCGCTACTGGAAGCAGGAAGGCAAGATTGAGCTTGGACCGCCCTACTTCTCACGTATCTACATCAAGGGCCAGCAGGACGGCCGCGAAGCCTTCTACGGCGAGGGTGTCACCGCCATATGGATCGACGAGGGCAAAGAAGGGGAGACCGGGAAGGAAAACTTCAACGAAATGCTGATCCGAGAGATTCCGGGGCAGCCTTTGAAGATTCTGGTCACCTTGACGCCCCTAAATGGTGCCGATTGGCTCTATAACCGCCTCTGGAACGAGCAGTCCCCGGAGTTCATACGGGGTACCTACCGCTGTAATTTCAGCGCTGAAGACACCCTGATCGAAAACGGCGGCTTCTGGTCCCGGAAACAGATAGAAAGCCGTGGCGAACGGTACGATGAGCTAGAACGCGATGCCCGACTGTTCGGGAAGTTCACACCGTTCAGCCATCGTATGTTTTTCAGCGCCGGTAAGCTAATCCGGGCCATGGAGTTATGCGCTAAACCCAAGAAAGTTCGACCAGAACTGAAAGGATTCAGCCATGGAGAACTCGTCGAAGACCCAGAAGGTCCGGGGCAGTTGTACCGGCCACGAGAAACAGGCCACACATATCTTGGCATCTGGGACCCGGCATCCGGCAACGGTGGAGGAGATTACTCAGCCTTCGTGGTCCTGGACCGTGCCGATCTGGCCACAGTTTTCCAGTGCAAACGAAACGACATGGACCCCGAGTGGTTCTACCGCACCGTTGTCCTCCCCGTCTGCAACGCCTACGGAGGATGCCTCCTAGCCATCGAGGTCAATGGGGAGGGTGGGGCGGCGGCGGTCGGCGCTGCGATGGAATATACCAATCTCTACTACTCAAAGGCCTGGGACAAGCAGACGGCCACCATCACGGACAAGGTAGGATGGCGCACCACCGAGCCGACACGCCGCCTCATCATAGATAGCCTATCCAGGGCCCTCAGAGAGGCCCGCTGGACCCCCACGCAGGAGCTTCTAGAAGAGATGTCGCATATGGTGGTCAAGGTGTCGAAGGACAGCGGACGTAAGCGTGTGGAACATTCGGACGGCTTCCACGATGACATAGCATTCGCCCACGGCATCGGGTACGCCATCCACTACTCAGAGCCGGTCTATGAGACCCCTAACTGGTCCGCCCTACAGGTGAGCTATCGCCGGGAAGGGAACGACGCCCTGACGCCTAACCGCCGCTTCGTTGGCAGCCTCTCGGGGAACGAAATCAATGCGGACGCCTACGAAGGGTGGAAGAACAGCGGTAAAGAACTCCCTCTGACGTAATTGCGCTATCAGAAACAAGTTGACGGCTTGTGTCTAGAAGTACACGCTGCGCGTCGTGGCGGCCTATCCCGATCCTCAGCACCCGTCCGATATGGCGGGAGAACCAGATCAGGTAAAGCCCGACAAGGATTTACCCGGTTATCGCTACGCTCGCGCCCTCTCAGAGCAGGCAAGAGGGGCCGCCAACCGCTACACCACCACCTTCAGAAAAAATTGGGATTACCTTCTAGGCAAGGACCATCATCAGATTCCCGCCACCGCCCAGGCCATTCTTCAGGACGACTGGCGAACTAAGTCCATCGACAACCTCCTATTTGCAGCGGTAGACAACAAGGCCGCCGTCATCGGTAAGGGCGACCTAGCCATCCACATCGAAGACCTCGAAGACAAGACCACCTACTACGACCGGCTCCTAATCAAGGAAACGCTGCTCCAGGAGGCCGAACGTCTCAAGTGGCGCAGGATCAGGGACGACCTATTCCTACAAGGGTCAGCCACCGGGGTAGGAATCGTCATGTCATCGGTGAAGCCCGACCAACTCACCGGCCAGATGCTGATTCAGTCGAAGGTCATTCGCTCCGAGGAAGTCTTCGTAGACCCGGACCAGGACAACCTCCACGACTGCGGCTACATGGTCTGGGAAGCCATCCTGCCAATGCCCGTGCTCCGGCAGATGTTCGAGTCCAAAGCAAAGGAAGTGAAGCCGGAGATACAGCCCGTCTCGAACCAGGCGGTCGGAATCACATACTCCACCGCAGGGGACGCCAACCTAATCTACGGCAACAGCGGCGAATTCCTGATCGACAGCCAGTCGAAGTTGAAGGCTAGGAAGGCTCGCACCTGCTTCGTCTGGATCAACGATGTGGATTCGATCATCGAAGAACTCCAGGAGACGGTGATCCAAGAGGACCATCCCGGATACCGATGCACGGACTGCGGCCTCTATCACGAGACGGACGCGCTGGAGGCGGATTCTACAGACTGCCCAGGCTGTGGCGCTCCACTGATAGAGGCTCAGATACCGGCCAAGATCAAGAAAGAGACGGTGATTCGGAGGGCTTATCCCTATGGGAGACTCATCGTCTATTCTGGGGACACGCTACTTTTTGACGGGCAGAACCCCTTGGATATCGAGGGTTGCTTTCCCTTCGCCGCATACCATCACTACAGAGTACCTGGCTGCTTCTACGGTTGGTCTGACGTTGCCCTCCTATGGTCTAACCAGGAGTGCCGAGATGTCACCATCGGACAGGGAGTGGATTATGTTCGTCTGGCCGTCAACAGCCCCATCGAATATCCCATAGGTGCGGACGCCTACGGAAGACTCGGAAACGCCCCAGGCCAACCATTGCCGGTACGCCGCGACCTCTGCGGGCTCGCCCGCCGCATGGAGCCAGCGGGATTCAACCTCGCCGTCTGGCAAGCAGTCCTCGATGCGAACAATCACAGTTTCCAGACAGTCTCCGGATACACCGACCTAGTAGCAGGCTTCGTAGGCAACCCGCCGCCGTCAGGTGTAGCCGTAGAGGCCACCACCCAATCCAACGCTGGCCGTGTGGACGCCCATGTCCGCCGCATGGAAGACGCCCTCTCCGACTGGCTCTCCCAGGTCTACCAGTTGGGGCACCAGCACTACGCAGACGTTCGGAACGTACAGGTAGAGTTCCCGAACAGTGAACGGCGCGGCATCGAGATCGAGTGGCAGAAGCTGCCGAAGAACATCAAGATTCGGGTGTCCATCAACTCCCAAGAGGTAGTTGCCGACAAGAACCGTGGCCAGAACATCGCCAAGCTCGCCGAGGCTGGCCTTATCCCGAAGAAGCTGGAGATCATCCTGCCCGCTATCGGGATGAAGCCGGGAGAGATCAGGGAGATCATGGATGCTATCAAGCTGGAGGAGGAGATGAAGGCAATGGCTCCGCCGCCGCCTCCTGAAATGGGAGCCCCGCCTATGGAAACGCCACCGCTAGAACTAACGGGAGGTATGTGATGCCGTGGAAGGAAGGCGTCAAGGTAGAGGATGTCCATACGTTCCGAGCCATCGTGAAGGCTGCCCGAGACCTCGAGGAGAAGGTTGAAGGCGAAACGATGACTCCGCAAGAGGCCTTGAAAGAACTGGAGAAGTTCATGGGAGCGAACGGATTCCAGGCTAAGAAGAAGGAGGACAAGTAATGGCTTCTTTCTCCATGAACATGGGGGTTCCGGCCCCGCCCAGAGACGCAGACCTTCTGGGCTACGACAACGTAACCCAATACTCGAACAACGTCAGCGATGCCGTCCCGGTTAAGCACGATTTCCCGACTCCGTTGGTCGGTGCCAGCGTGGAAACCTCCAACACCGTTCGGGTGCAGATCGGCTCTTCGGCCCATGACCTGGGAGGCCTGAAATGAGCCCCGGCAAGGACCTCCCAATCAATACCGACAGCATGGTTCAAGGGCTTGGCTACATCAGTCTGCCTTCCCCTACGGACGACGCTTGCAGCACGGCAGGGGCCGATACGTCAGAGATCACGGGGAATCCGGGCAGCATGGCCTCGTCGCTGACTCCCGTTTCCTTGGCTACCAAGACCGTGGATGCCCCTGGTATGGGGGCACGGCAGATGTCATCGCTTCACAAGGACGGATGGCTGAACTACGACAAGCCGCATGTGGCTGAAACGCCTGAAGACTAACTAGGAGGAACGATGGCTTTCGAGGAAGAACCACAGGAAGAAACACCGGCACCGCCTGCACCGCCCGAGCCTCCGCCCGTAGACATAAACGCGGCGATTGAGGCCGTATCGCAGCACTACGGTTGGGACCCCAGAGCCGCCGACTTCGAGATCAGGGAGATCGGGCAGCGCAAGGCCCGGCTGGAACAGAAAGAGAGAGAACTCCAAGCCCTTGAGGAGAAGGTCCGGCGTTCCAATGCCTTCGAGACCCCTCCAGGCTACGAGCAGGACCCCACATTTCGCACTGTGGCCCAACTAGCGCAGGAAATGAGGGAAGACCGGGAGGAACGTCGCAGAGAGCGCGAGGAGTCGCAAAGAATCAGCAGGCTGACTCAGGACTTGAACACCGGCTACGACTCGCTCATGGCAAGAGTGCCAAACAAGGTGGACCGGGCTGCGTTTTTCAACTCCATGCTCGAAGTCTACCCAGATCAGGCGCTCCTAGAGCGGGTTGGGATCGACCGAGCCGTTAGCGTGGTCTACCGGTACATGTCCGCACAGCCTGGGTATTCAAACGGGAACGCACCGCCGTCTAGAAACCGCCGAGATCAACAGGTGGTCATTCCTAGCGGCATAACTGGAGGGGCAGGGCCACCGGACGCGGGGGACGACACAGGACCTCAAAGGTCCGGGGAAACTTTGGAGGCTTACTCTCAGCGCCTTGGAAGGGTTCTCCAGGAGAGAGGGATCAGGGGAATCTCAGAAGGTGCCAAGGTAAGGTCCGAATAGGAGAGTTAGTTGGCTCTTACAGTAACCACCCAAACTACCGCCGCAAAACTGCTGTCCGAAATCTGGGCCTCGCAGCCTGAATACGCGGTCAATAACACCCGAGGCTTCACGAAGTCGATCTGGGATACCGGGGAGACCTACTTCGGGCCCGGCTTCAAGGTTCATATCCCCATCGTGACGGCCATGTCGGCCACCGCGTTGGGTGCCGCCATGTCGGCCAGCATCGCGAACACGGCGGTCCAGACGGATACGGAGAAGGCCATCACTCCCACGGTGACCTACGCCGCGCTCTACCTTCTGGAGGACGTGATCCTCACCACGGCCTACGACACGGTTCGTACCTACACGCCTGGTCTGGCCGAGGCTCTCTACCAGCAAATCGACATCGACCTTCTGTCCCTCTATGCGGGCTTCACGTCCACGGACATCACGGACGCGGCGGGCTTCACGGAGGCTTCGTTCCAGCAGGTCGTGTCGTCCATCCTCTCCGCTGGCGGGGACAAGGTACAGTTGGGACAGCTTGACGGCTGGTACCATCCTTTGAAGTGGAAGGAAATCGCCTCCATCGGAAACATCGTCAACGCTAGCGTTCGTGGCGAAGACAACAGCAGCGCGAAGACGGGCAACATCGGCACATCCTACGGCGTGAACTTCAACTTCACGAAGAACGTCCAGACCTCCACCACGCTTCGGAATCTGGTGGTGTCGAAGAAGTCCATGATCCTTGTTCGGAAGAACCGACCCAAGATCGAGATGGAGCGTTCCGACCTCGTTACCAAGGTCGTCGCCTCCACGATGTACGCCGGTTCGGTACTCCACCAGGCCACCGGTGGGATGCACCGAATCACCACCACCACGTAACAGAGGGGGATACCAAAATGGAGACGCCGAAGTCCCAGACCCAGTACGACCCGAATCTGACACCGTTCAACTCTCCGGCGTCTCGTTTTGCGTATCTTGAGATCGACAAGCAGATCGTCAAGGTGAACGTGGACTCGAAGGTGGTCGTTCCCATGGAGGACAATCCGTATCCTGGGACACCGATGAGATTGCCACCGGAACTGATGGCAGTAGACCAACCCTACATTCGTACCTGTGGAAGGGCGACTACAACCAACAAGGGCTGTCTCGCGGCAGAGGGCGGAGGTTGTAGCATCCTTTCCAGGTACGGAAGGGTTGGATGGGTGAATGTGATCGTGGAGAAGGACAACAAGGTGGATTCAGCGCCTTGCCATAACGTGTTCTGCGGCGTGTCGTCGATGGGGCGGCCTACTACCCAGAGCCAGATGCTGCTCAAGGGATGGCGCATCCTGACGGACCGGACCACGATCCCCGAGAACGTCCTGAACCCGGCAACGAATCAGTTGGAGGTCAGATACACGGAAGTTCCGAATCTGGCCCCGTTCTATGAGGATGGCAAGGTCGGTAGGTTCGCTGAGAAGGCCGCTGAGGAACCCAAGAGACGAGGTAGGCCGAAGGGATCGAAGAATGCCAATCGAGAAGAAGTGGTTTCCCCCGGAAGCTAGGCTCCAGAAGGACGGAAGCACCAAGATCGTTCGGCCCTGGGAGATAACTGCCACCGGGAAGGAAGTCCACGAACTGGACGACGCCTTCAAGGATTCTGGCCCAGAGATGATGCAGGAGGGCTGGAAAGAGTGGAACTCGGTGGGCGAGACGACCATCACGAAGCCTGACGGGTCCACGGACGTTGTGCGGGCTGACAAGGAACACCTCTACAGGAACATGCCTGGATTCTGCGAGCGCGCAGTGCGCCCCACGTTTACGGTCAATGTCCCATGGGAAGGCTCGATGCGTAGGGATGGCCTTTCCTATACCAAGATTCTCTATAAGGACGGTGAGCGAGTCGTCCTGGAGGCAAAATAAGTGGCTACTACGATCAACTCTGAAACCAGCCATTCCGCTGGGGGAATGAACTTCAAGCATCTGAAGCTCACCGCTGGCGCGGCAGACACTACCTGTACCTACACCTTCGGCGCTCCGTTCCCCACCCTTCTGGGCGCGTTCATGCCTTTGAAGACTACCGGCACCCAGGGTGGCGTCGGCGGGGCATATGTCGAGGCTACGGGAGTAGTGACCATCGGGCCGGTGGCGAACAACGATGTGATCCGAGTCACGCTGGTTTATTAGCCATGAAGAAGGCGCTTGCAGCACTCGTGATCCTAGGCTCGATTCTGGCAGCCGGTCTAGCCGACTCTCAGACCTCCGAGTTTCGTACCATCATCCTTTCTGGTACCGCCGACACAATCATCGACTCCAGCCTGACCACAAGCCTCATGGCTGGTCGCCGCCTCTATGTGAACGGCGTCTACTGGTTCTACGACAACGCCGCGAACACCAACCAAATCTTCGTGGACATCGTGAGGGGCCAATCTGCCCTGGCGACCTCTGGTGCTGGCCGGGTATTCCGCTACTCGGAGGCCATGACCGCGGCGGGTATCAAGGGGTTGGCGCTGATCCCGAACATCACCACGGGGCCCGACTCGACCATCTACTTCGTCATCAGCGCCGCATCGTCGGACAGCATCTACCTCGCGGTCAACTGCAAGCTGGTGAACTGATGAGCCTACAGACAGACGCGGAGAGCGTGCAGGAGCTATGCAGAAAGATTATCGAGGCGGAAATCCGTCGCGGCGAGATCACAGCGACAGCAGATCATAGAACGATCTATCTAGATACGGCCAAGGAAATGCCCGTCTCTCTCACGAGCCAATGGGTCCAGGCGGCGCTGGCGGTGGAAAACACCTGGACCGGAGCGGTCAAGGCGATCACTTCGCTTTGGCCCGGGTGATAGATGGCAGTAGGTGTAGATCAGGCTGGCGGCCCAGGAACCGATATCACCTATGAGGACAATGCCTCCTCTGCCAACGGCCTCTACTACACCTTTGCCGAAGTGTTCGCTTCCCCGTTCGGAGCGGAATTTACCGGACTAGGAACGTCTCCTGAGTCGTATCGGGCACTGGTTTCATTGGTTAATGGGGATGGAGGCGGAACCGCTACCACTACGCTAAAAGAAACCAATGCCACCCTCACATGCGACTTGGGCAAGCCGCTCAATATCAGCCCTATCGGTAGTGCCAACCGAACGATGCAGTTCGGTGAGAAGATTCTTGGTCCCAATGGCAAGCCTTCAGGGAAGAACGGATGCCGCCTGGTATTCGAGAACTCCTCAATCTCGTGGGCAGGGATCGTTAAGGCATACGCTACCCAGATTCGGTGTAGCGGTACGTTCAATTACTTCCCTGGTACGGCTGGACTGCCTGGGGAGTTCGTTGACGTGATCATCGACACCGGAGGCTCTATAGGGCTTGGCCTTCCAGCCACAGGGAAAGTAGACCTTCTCTTCAACGTGGACATTTCGCTCTATGGCGGTGGTACCACGGTAGTAGCCAATATAAACTCGAATTACGCCGAGCGAATCACGATCTTCGGCACTGGGCAGCGCCTCATATCTACTCCGAACGCCGTACGGGTCCGCGACCTCATTCTAGGCGGCACCCCAACCGTTGCTGACGTTAACATTTCAAGCGCCGTCAACGAATGGGACATCGCAGAGCCTATTTGGTCCGGAAACGCCCCACAAGCGAACAGCAACCTTGCGAACTCTGCCTACATCAACGAATGGTGGCGGTGGTTGCCTGTGACTCAAGAGGAGAGAACCGGAGCCTTCATAGCATCGGTTCCGCTCAAGGTGCTCGATGTGGATGGAACGGAAGTCCTCCCGCTGACCTATACGGACGTTAACGGGATGATTTCCTACGGAGCGTCGGACCTAATTACGCAGAATTGCCTCAAGGTGAGGCGCGGAAAGCGAACCTCCAGCGTTTGGGCATGGCAGAAACGCGGACCGTTCCGTGTGCGCGTGAACCTGGATGGTGCAACACTCGGGCAGTATCCCGGCTATGAGAAGTACTTCGACTTTGAATATACCTCTCAGACCGGAGGCGACCAGTATAGGCCGCTCTTTCCGGTTCTCTGGCTGCGAGGCCCAGGCATTCCGACTCTGTGGCAGGAGATCGTAGCGCCATGAGCCCCACCACCTGGACCGAACTAGTTGCGCCGGACCCAGACTTCATCGAGATAGATGCCAACCAGAGTAACAGCGGGAATCTGGTGGACTTCATCTTCGGGTGCTTCGCCTGGGAGCAGCCAGACATACAGGGCAACGTGAACGACTATACCGAACTGTCGGTTGCTGCCGCTTCCTACACCGAACTTAGCGTGACTGCGGCTACCTGGACTGAGGTTACCGCCTAATGGCCTCGCCATCTATCCGAGCCATGGCTGACGGAGAAAGCAACGCGATTAAGTACCCGTCTACCACAGCCGGGCTACAGGCGGCTATAGATTCGCTCGGCGGGAACAAGGGGAAGGTATTTGTTGGCCCAGGCACGCTCAATACAACGACCGCCATCTGGCTTCATTCTGGATGTCATCTCCAAGGGTCGGGAATCGGTATCACGGTCATCAAGCGGTCCACGATGGCCAACGGTGACGCCACGCAAAGCGGGTGCGTCCTGGGAACCTCTCCCTATGGGTCTAACGGCACCATAAACACTAGCGGCACGACAGGCACCGACATCACCATCACAGAACTTACGGTGGACGGCAACTACTCGGCCTTTGGCGCTGTCACTCAGAGCAACTTGGTCCCTGCAGGGGTCCGCATTACCTACCACGATGGTGTCCGCATCGAGAGCGTAGAGGCCGTGAATTGCCTGGGCGACGGCTTCCGTCTCGACCAGTGCCGGAACGCCACCCTATCGAACGTCGAGTGCGACACGGTAGGCCAGTGGTCCGTGGTAGCGGCCCGTAACGGTGTGAACTTCATCGGAGACTATGCCGCTGCCGGTAATTGGGGCTACAACCACACCCTACAGGGCGCGTCCATGAAGAACGTGGGCGACGAGGCCATCCAGGCATCCAACATCACCCTGCTGACGATCATCGACGTTTCGGTTGACGGTTGCGACTTCGTGTTCGAGGTAAGCCCGGCCAGCGGGACCACGGCGGGCACCTTCTCCGACTGGACTATCAGCGGAGTAACGGCCATCAATGTGCTGGACTACTTCATCACATTTGCTGTTGGCCAGGGCACTGGATATACGATCAACGATGTCACCATATCCGACTGCTCCATTTCCGGGCACTCGACCCTCCACGATGGGGGGGTGCTGGCCTTCCCTTCGGCGGCCAACTTCTACGTGAACCGGCTGTCTATCGCTAACTGCCAGTTCCGTCAGATCAATACCAAGGACACATCATTCCATCACTGGGTAGACTTCCAGTCCCCGGACGGAACCGGCTTCACAGCGGTCCGAATCCACGGCTGCTCCTTCTACGGGAAGTCTGGAAGCGTTCGCACGGGCACGGACAACGGCATCCATTTCCGGGGCCAACTCAGCGACTGCCAGATCAGCGATTGCATCCTGAAGGACGTGCCTGGCACCGGTATCCGTCTGAACGACACCACCGCCTCGGTACAGACCCTCAGGGACATTCTTGTCTCGAACGTAATGGTAGATGGGGCCAACGACTATGGCATCCGTGTGACCGCTGCTGGTGGCTCTGGGACGCTGACGCATCTTCACTTACTGAACTGTATCGTGAAGGACTCGAATAAACAGACCAGCGGCGCGGGTATCCAACTCTACTGCGATCAGGCCGGGGCGACCGTATCCAACGTCTATATCCGTGGATGCCGAGTCTACAAGACGGCTGGCGCAACGCTTACCTACGGGCTAGATATGGCCAGAAGTGCTGGAACCATGTCCAGCATTACCGTAGAGAATTGCGACTTCGACAACACTCAGACAGGCTGGATCACTGGCGGCTCCGGGGTTACAAACATTCGCTTCCTGGACGCTCCAACTAAGGGCGCAGATGTTGCCACCGCGACAACGGCAGTCCTGGGGCGCGGAGACCTCTTCTCCTTCACCGGTACGACTCAGGTAGACGCGATAACCCCGTTCGTCTCTTTTGACCGACGCCCAATCACCATCGTTGCTGCGGGCCTCTTTGTGATGTCCACGGGGCTTGGCAATCTCACACTGGGCTCCCTCTGGCAGCCATATGTCGGAAACACCATCACGCTCCGCTATGACGGGACCAATTGGATCGAGGTATGCCGAAGTCTCGTCCAGGCTCAGGCGTTTACGCCTACCCGTTCAGCCGAAGTCAATATGGACGCGAACGTGACCCTGAGCGGTGCTCAGTGGAGCCGAGTTGGCAGAGTAGTGACTGTTAGCGGGCGCTTTACTGCAGATCCGACAGCCGCAGCAGCCGCCAGTTTCGAGATGACGCTCCCGGTAGCCTCTAACATAGGCGCAGCGGAGGACGTAGCTGGGGTGGCCTTCTGTGGCGCTGGCGTGAACCAGGGCGCTGAGGTTATCGGTGTGGCAGCGAACGACACCGCTAAAGTGCAATGGATCGCGGTTGATCTGGCCTCTAGGACGTGGAGTTACATCTACAGCTACGAGGTGATCTAGTGACCACGGCAGAAATGATGACAGCGGTACGCGACCACTTCGGTGAGGACTCGACCACCGCCACACAGGTATCTCCGACGCAGATTCTAGCCTTCCTGAACCGGGCCCAGGTGGAACTGTGCGCCGACTCGAACGTCCTGGTCAGCGGCTGGACTACCTCCACCGTAGCGGCCCAGCAGATGTACACGGTGCCTCCCGAGTACACTTCGGTCGAGGACATGAAGATTTACCAGACGAACGGGAC